AGAAGAAGAATTAATAGACTTTTTAAAGGCAGAGTACAAAAAAGATTGGAAAGCAGCTTACGCTTGGTATTTAGAAGAAGGTACTTTACCTAATTATGTAAGAAGAACTCTTTAAGTATTAGCTACTATTTCAGCTAAGTGCTCACATCTGTTAGTGGTTTGTTTGTGCCACCTAGAGTCTTTCATTTCTTCAGCCGCTTCTTTCCATTTCTTGACTCTCATGTTTTTCCACATTTTCTTAAAGTTTCGAACACCTTGAGTTCCTAGTTGAAAAACCATCTCCACGATCACGTGCTCTATATGAGTGGGTAAATCATGACCAATACATTCTTGTATTAATGCTTCAGCTCCTGCTGCTGCTCTATTTAAATCTAAATCAAATAGCTCATCTATTTCTTCTCTAGAAATTTTCTTTCCCTCAGGAAATCTATCTCTTTCGTGTGGCTGAATAAGATGTCCGATTCCTATCGTGGCTTTTCCTAAACTGTCCAAATATACGTGGTCAACAATTCCTTCCGCAGAAGTGACCCTAGCTCTTAATTCATCTGTTATTTCAATCATGATGCACCTATACCCCAATGTTCTTCATGAGGATCTTTTTCTACCTTTCTTTTAAATAAGTTTATAATAAATTTATATAATTTCATTTATTTAAGTTTATACCCTAAACCACCGTGTTTGTCTACACTTCCACCTTTTTTAAATGCAAATTGTATTCCACCTTGTAGCCCTTGATCACCAACGCTTAAATTGTAATTAACAGGAGTATTATTGAACATAAATTGATCTTTATATCCTATTCTATTTGGATTAAACGGATCAAATTGAATTTTATTTAAATTATATTGATTAGCTAAGTTTTGTAGATTTTGTAAATTACCTATAATGTTTTGACCCACATTACTAGCCATAACACCTGACATATCCATATTACTTACTTTAAATGGCTCAAAGTTCTGTTGATTAAATAAAGGATTACCTGATTCAACAGTTCTTTCAGGTAAAAAAGGATAAGCTTTATCGAACTCTTCATTAGAAAGAGAGCTCGGTAATGAGTCCAATCGTTGAGTATTTATTTTTTGATCGTCAAAAGTAGGACCTACAAAAGCTCCTCCCATTGCATCTGCTCCACTTGAATACATATCAACTGGAACCTTAGATTCTATACCACTAGGTCCAATGAAATAATTTTTTCCTTTTTGATATAAACCTTTTAGTAATTGCATTACAGGACTTCCTTTTTCTGCAAAACCTTTAGCAATACTTCCTAATCCATATCCAATATCTCCAAAAATTTCTCCCATTGTTGGTCCATATCTATTAGCTAACTGTCTTGACTTATCAGCTACAGTTGTAGAAACATATTGACCAAAAGTAGGACTTGATGGGTCGTTATCAAAAACAGGTGTACTTCCTAAATAAACAGGTTCTCCTGTATTTTCATTAAATACTATGTTTCCTTTAGAATCTTTTAAAACCCTATCTTGATCTATTAATGATTTTTTAAACTGATCTATGCCAGTGTCTTGTGCAGTTCTTTTAAAAATCCTATCTTCTGATACATCAGGTCTGTTATCAAAAAATTTTTGCCTTTGTAATTGAGTAAAGGCATCTTTTTTTCCTTGAGAAGAAATAGACGATGATCCTCCAGATTGGCCTCTATTTTGAGATGCGTAATCTTTTTTTCCTTGAGAATAAATACGATTTAATCTTTTTTCATTTTGAGATTTTTTAAAATCACCAAAACTTTTTGCAGTTGATTTTCTTTTTTTTCCTCTAGCCATTAAGCTACCACCTGTGGTTTTTTAAACTTTTTTGATTCATAGAGGTCCACGATACCACCCTCAGCTGCTTGGAAAAGAGGTAAGCCAACAGATTGTAAACTAGCCATGGTTTGTGGATTAGTTGCTCCACCACCTTGTGCTCCTAATGAAGCGAGGTTAACTTGAGGTATTTCAATGGGGTTAATAAAAGGAATATTTCCCTGTCCTCTGCTCACTTGATCCTCTGCCTTGGGAGCAGAATTAATAGTTTCTACATCATTCAACATTTGTTCTTCAAATACATCGCCTTGATAATCATCAGGCATGTTATCTAAAGTTTCTGTAGCTAGTTCAAGGAATTTTTGTAATTCAGTTACTTCTCTTTTGTGTTGTTCATAAGCCTCAGTTCCCTCTTCATATTTTTCTTTCAATACATCAGTGGTATAAAACTTAAGTAAACGAACAAAATTAGAATATCTAGTTTTATAAGCTGTTTTTTGATCCATTGCTTTGTAAAAAGCTCTAGCTTTTTTTGGATCTCCTAAAATATTAGACATACTTCTTAATCTTAAAAACAAAGCTGGTGCAGATATACCACCTTTCAATCCTGTAAATCCTCCAAAAAGAATACCTAAAAGACCTGAAGTTAAATTGACTGCACCGATAGATAACTTTTTATTTAAAAGTCCTGCTGCACTAGGAACAAAAGTATTACCTCTTGATACCAATACATCTAAAAGATTTTCTAGTTGTCTCCCTGATATAAACTCATCTTTCGCTCGTGCATGAAGTAAATCAAATGCAGCCATAACACCCTTTTTCATTTGATCATTTGTACCAAAGATTCCGTTTCTAAATTTCACAGGATCAAAATTTAAAAAGTTTTTTGTTGAAGAAAAAGTACTTGTGTTTTCTCCTGCGGCATTCAAAGCTTTTACAGCTCCGTTCATAGAATCATCCATTAATTTATACACAAAAGCTCCAAAAACATTAGGATCACTTCCTGTTAATTTAAAAAGCTGTTTAACTGCTTGTGGAGAGTTTAGTTTTTGCATTACAGGTTTAAAAACTTGATCGTAATATTGAGTTCCTTCTTTTGATAAAGGTGTTTGATACAATTGATTAACATTATAAGTCTGAGTTATTTTAGTACCTGGAGCTCCAGGAAGATCTATAACCTTATTAACGGTATATCCTTGATCTCCAAATCCTACTAATTTAGCAAAATCACTAGTGTCAGTTCCTTGTCGATAATTTTGAGTCATTCTTGCAAACGAACCTTTATCAAAAAAATCTTTGCCCATAGGTAAGGATTGATCTCTATCAACGCCAAATCTAAAAATATCATCAGCAAACTTTTTAGACTCTCTAAGTAAGGTTAGTTTTTTAGGATCTATCATCCTTGGTAAGACAGAAGAAGTGATTTGACCAGCTTGATTTACGGTAAAAGCTCCTCCTTCAGTGGCTGTTAAATAACCCAAATCATCAAAAAAATCTGTTTTAAGATCATCTATCAACTTTCTAGAAACATTATCCTCATAAGGCAAAGAGTTATATATGTCGTTTAACTCGTCTTGATAAGCTTTATAGTCATCAATTGTTAGTTTTTTTCCTTTTGTTCTTTCTAAAAATTTTTTACTAAATTTATAAACAGGAGTGTCTGTTAAAACTCCTGAAGCTTGATTGTCAGCTTTTGTGATAAATTTCTGAAGATTAGACCTAGTTTTTACCATGGGAAAAATAGGAGTTCCTTTTCCAAACAGTTCGTCTATTTGTTTGTAAAAATTATCGTAAGCAGCTCCTGTGACTGCTTTCCACTCAGCTCTTCCTTTTAACATTGACTCTAAAAAAGTGGTGGTCGCATCTTTTCCTGATCTAGGAGCAAAAGCAGCAATTAAACTGTCGACCTTATCTTTAACGATAGGTCCTTGTTCTCTCATGAAATTTCCAATTTTGTCAGAAACTAAAGGTAGTTTACCAAAAGACTTTAAAAAGTTAATGGCTAAGGGTCCTGATTCTTGAGCAACGTCAGCTAATATTGGTTTTACTCCTGCCTCATAAAACTTCGCCAATTTATCTCTGACTCCTTGTGTCGCTAAAACTAAATTGTTTTTACCTATGCCAAGTGTTTTTAATATACCAAGACCTATTAATTCATTTATGGCTTCTGTTTTCATGTTTTCAGGAAGTTTAGCGACAATCTCGTCAATAGTCTCTTCGTCTCCATCCAAGTATTCGCTTATGGCATCATAACTAAAACCCGCTCCTCCTGCCAACGTAGCGGCCGCTACAGCGCCTACCAAATATCTCTGTTTAATTTGTTTTTTTGCTTTTTCAGGCACTGGTAATCTATCAATTGTCTTTTTTTGAAAGTCCCACAATCCATTAAAAATTTTTTTAAAAGCCGCCGCACCTGATCCTGTTTTTGGAATTTTGTTAGGATTTTTTGCAAAGTAATTTAATAATAAAGGACCAGCCATTGATCCTGAAATGGTTGCTACTTCTTTTGGAAAATAAGCTTCTAACCCAACTTCATCTACTAAACCTTGAATATAAGCATTGTATTCATCTGCTTTGTTTGTAGAAGTTTGATTTCTTACATCAAAACCTAAAACACTTTCTAAAAAAAATGATTTTTCATTGTCGTTTGAAATTGTTTCATAATCTTCTTTGAAAGGAGAGTCTCCTATATAAATTACTTTTTGATTATCTTTATCTTGAATATCTAAATAAACTGGTTGAGTAAAGCTAGGAAATTTTAAAGCTGGAACTGCCCCTTCTATTAATCTAGTTCCTTCAAAATCAGGAGTTTCAACAGGAATAAACTCTGCATATGGATTATTTTCTGCATTTACATCCCCTGTTTTTGTAGGAATAAACTCTGCGTATGGATTATTTTCCACCATGAATTTACTCCGTATTTGTTCCGTACTTTTGATTAAATAACTCTAAAAACTTTGGTCCGACATCATCCATACTGGCTCCTTGAGAAAGGGAGTAAATGGCCATTGTAAAAATAGGATCAGTCAATAATTGAGGATATTTTTTTAAATCAGCATTAGGGACAGCCTCTAAAAGTGTACTCTGTAAATTTGACATACTCATATCAGGAATTGTAAGTGGTTCTTTTGGCGCTAAAGTAGCTCCATATTCCTCATTAAATATTTCAGGCACTTTATACTTTAACATATCTAATCCTAAACTGGTTCTATATGTGTTCATCTTATCAAAAATAGTTTTATGAGCAGCCATTAAACTTTTTCTAATACTAGAAGCTGAACTTAGACCTCCATAATCAAGTCTATCTTTAGCTATCGCATCTATGTCTTTTTGAACAGCTCTGTATCTAGAGGCACCTGCTTCTGTTTCAGCCATCAATTTGGGAATTCTCATCATGTCTTCCAAAGTTTTTTGAAGCTCAGGATTGTTATAAACAACCTCTTTAGGAAGACCAAACCCTGTTAACTGAGTTAAAACTTCGTCTACAGTATTCGATAGATTAGCGTATCCTCTTAAAACTCCTCCTAAAGCGCCTACCGTTTCAGGTTGAGTATAAGTTCTTCGAACTAGTTCTTCTATTGCTAATAAAGCTTCATCACCTGTATTGTATCTAAGACCTAAAAGTTTATCTGGACCACTGTACTGTGTTATATCTATTCTGCCTGGTCCTGGTGCAAAAGGATCAAAACCTAAGTCTGAAAAATCTAAATCTGAAATAGGTTCAGGATATTTCTGCTCAAGAGATTGTTCTCCTTCAGGACCAGTTCCTGTTGATCTTTTTACAATTTCACCACCGTCTTTGTTTCCTTGAATTTCAATAGTGGGATTGACTGTCACTTTAGGTTGAGTGTCAAAGAAAGGTGCAAATATTAACTGTGATCCTTTTAATTGAGAAAATTCTTTTAATCTATTAAACTCTGTTAAATCTTGTTCATTGGATAAATCAAGAACAGTGTTGACTTGTATAAACTGAGGTTGCCCATTAACAACATCTGTTACATATTTTCCTTTAATAGTGACTAAGCTTTTTGGATTTAGTTGATCAGGATCAATAGTAGTCATTAAACCTGATGAATTTTTTTGAACTATAGTTCCTTTTCGAAGGGAACTAGTTACGTCTGTTCCGAAAGCTTTATTAATAGCCTCATCATTTTGACCAACAACTCCTATTGTTCCTACACCGTCTCTTTTTTGATTTTCTAAAGCTAAATCAAAAGACTTACCTAAAACAAATTTTTTCATTTCTGTAATGTCGTCTTTTTGACTTGAATACTCACTTAGAGCTAACTGTAAAGGCAATTGTTTTTCTTGTTGTTTTATTTGTAATGCCATAGGTAAAGCAGTGCTTGTAGCTTGATTAAATCTGTTTAATGCTGACTCAATAACGTCTCCACCACTTGCAATATCTAATCCAATCTGAGTTACCCCACTAAGAAAAGGTAGCTTTAAAGCATCTTTTTGACCTTCAAATAAACCAAGCTTACCTATTGTTCCTTGTTTTTCTGCCAGTATTTCAGCAAAAGTTTTAGGTTCTTTTACCATTCCTGATAATTGAGTAAGAATTGCTTCAGGTGAACCTGACGCTAAGACATCTCCTACTCCTTCTGTATAAGAAGCCACTCCTAAATCAGACATTTCAGGTTTAGTATATAAACCAAAGTTTTTTATTTGATCTAATGAAAAAGGACCCACCATTCCTGAATAAACACCTTCTTCTCCAGGTCCCTCTGCTAAATGAACAATACCACCCTTTGCCATAGGCATAGGTCCTTGTTGCATCATCTGTTGTCCTTGTTGTGTTTGAGCAATACCTTGTTGCTCTTTCATTTCAAAAACAGGTTGCACTAAAGCAAGAACAGATAAAGGTGTTTTTTGAGCGTCTTGTTCTCCAACAGTCATAGCTAGTTCTTGAACTCTACCCTCCAAAGGAACTTCGTCACCACGAACCTCGTTCATTAATTGAACATATTGTTCAGGAGAAACTTTAGCGATACCTTCTTTCGAAGGATCACGGTCCACGGTCATCGGTTCTTCTTGATCTAATCCGTCAGCAATGCCCACAGCGTCTGATTTCTCACCTTCCATAGGTGAACCCTCAGCTCTATTTTTTAATCTATTTAAAAAATTCATCTCTTCCTCAGATAGGATATCGTCTCTAGATGG